TTTTAGCTGCGCTATCACAAATTTGCGCCCCTTCGCTATCGTTGTATGTTACTTGTTCAAATTCTACTGGTTGAGTCATAATATCTCCAATTCATGTAAAAGAACCACCCCGAAGGGTGGCTAATAATTAAGCAGATGCAGAACCGATTAAACGGCAAGCCCATGCTGGTCTAATTGCTTTGAATCCGTATAGCATATCAATACGAGTTAGCAATTCATCATTTCTGATGTCACCGTCTTGCCATACGCGAACACTTAATCCATCAAATGTCTTTGTAACACAAGAATGTGCGCCTCCGATCTTAGGTAGTTCAGCAGTAGCAAAGGTGAACGCATCTTTGTGATACATCAAGCCTTGTGCATACGTGGTTGAAGCTGCACCAATAAAAACAGGAACTAAACCAGTGTTATTAAAGTATGTAATAGCTAATTGCGCTCCTGCTGCATTAACTACATTTTGACGACCACCTGTTAAAAAGAATGGTGGAGACACCTCCTGAGTAGTTGTAGAACCAGTTACAATGGTGAACTGTTGCAAGTTAGCCATAGCTGCCTTGGTTTCAGGATGACATTGATAAACTCCTGGTATAGAAAATACCGTACCTGCGGTAGTAGTAGAAGCTAATGAAGCGAAAGTAATGTTAGTTCCGCCGTCAGTAACTGCTGCTGCCCCTGCAACTGTACAAGTAACATCTGATCCATTGGTATGAACATAGTTGCGTTCATTTTCATAGAAATCAGCCATGCCAGTACGACCAATCATGCCTTCACGATACTGTTCTTTGATTTGAGTAGCATCTTGGAAAAGACCTTTAAGACCATTAACCATGCCGCCCATTGCAACAGAATCAAGCTGAACACAACGGTTGCCATCTTTAGGTGCAAGCCCTTGATTCAATCTTGCTCTAGCAGTTCCTACAGCAGCTAGATCAGCTAAAGCTGTTCCGGCAGCACCTGCGACATTGTAAACTGCTTTAGTACAACCCTGAAGTACGTCAGCTTCAATACCTGAAATCATAGAAGCTACAGCACTGTCTAGATGTTGCTTAGAAAAGTCTTGTAGATCTAATTTCATTTCACGGCTGTTGAAAGACATATCAACACCATCTTGCGTTGCTACTACAAGAGATGTGTTTGTTTCAACGCTATCCTGCACATTCATTACTCGGCTATTCTGACGACGAGTATAACGGGCTGGTTCACGAATTCGGAGAGTATCTCCAATTTTACCACTTGCGTTTCCAAAACTTGAATCGAATTGGCGATTAATTGTACCAATAAATGCGGCCTTTTCATGCGCTAGACGCAAGACCTCATTAGTAATACTATCAATCGTAGTTGCTGTATAAGCCATTTGTAAATCTCCTTATATATTTTAATTCCTACCTAGTTGCCTGTTTCTGAGTCTTTGAAAGTCTTTAAATTCCATATCTTTCTTGTACTCAAGAGACTCAACTCGCCCACTCGTGTTAACCTTTGGAGTAGGGGCAGGTGCTTTTGATGTTTGTTTCACTGGATTAGTAGATATTTTATCTTCTAACCTAGCAATTGCTTTGATTGCAGCGGTTGGTGAAAGACCCATGATTCTGTCCATTTCGTCAGGATTCTTACCCAAGAAGTATGAAAGTTCACCCCCTATGTCAGATGTAACAACAGCTTCCTGTAAATATGCAGGAATGTCCTCAATCTCACCTAGAGACTTATCCATTACATCCCAGTAATCGGCATGAACTAAAGCAGCATCATTCTGTTGCTTTTCGTAAACGGCTAATACTTTCTCCGTTTCTGCCTTTTGCTTTGACTGTATTTGGCTCTCTCTATCTTGTCTTACAGCCCAATCTGTCCGATCCTTTATCCACTGTGTCGTGTCTTCGTAATCATCTAAATCAGGTTCATCCGTCTTATGTGCGACAGTTTCTTTCGGTTTCTTAGTTTCATATTCGCGCTGCAACTTCCTTTTTTCTCTGGCAACACGCCGAGTCATAATTTCATCTAACTCAGACTTTGTGTAAACCTTTTCCGGTATTTCTTCAGGTTCTTCCGTTTCCTGTTCAGTATTTTCTGGCTCTGCAACCGACTCGGATTCTACCTCTTCTGTATCCGCAACAGTTTCTTCTACTTCTTCTACTGCTTCTACCTCTGCTTCTTCACTCATTTGGAATCTCCAATCTTGCCCGCATGAACCCACACGTAGGTACTAATGATTCTTTCTAGCTGTAATCTTAAATAAAATCAAGTGTTTTTGTAAATAAGTTAATCTAATTTATTAACACCAGCCTTTAAGTTCTTTTTAATCTTCTTAGGTTTCTGCATTTGAGCCAGAATATCTTTGATTCCGCTCATGGTGTCCATCATTGGCTTCATATTATGCTTACTGTTATCTTGAGCAGCTATTTTCTTCTCTAAAGCGGATATTTGTTTCTCTAGTTTAGAAGTATCTAATTCCTTAGTTTCGCCTTTAGGAGGATTGGTTAGTGTCTTTTGAAGGTCAGTTACGATGCCTGACAGCCCAGCAACGGTGTCGCCCCTTTCTTTATCTGAGCTACCGTTCTGAGCATCTTCTCGCTTACTTACAATATCTATTCTCTTTTCCATAGCAGATCGTTCTGATTTCTGCGAGTCAAGTTTTTGTTGTAGTTCACTTTCCATAACACTCAAGGTATACTGTGTTTCTTGTTGCATGGCTGCTATCTTGATCTTGGCATCGGCATCGGCATTAGGGTTTCGTAGTTTCATTTCTCGTTCCATTAAGCCTAATTCCTGCTTTAGAACCTCTACTCGACCTAATTCAACCTTAACTCGTTCTTCCTTGCCCATAGCTTCAACGGTAGCTTTGCCAACTTTGGTTCTAATTTCATTAATCTCATACTCGGCCTCATTTAAGGCTTGAGCCTTCTGCTCTAATTGTTCTTTCTGTTGCTCTATTTCAGCAAGCATCTGCTGTATTTCTGGTGGCAATTCACCTTCTTTTGCAGGTTTAATACCAGGCGGCAACATCTTCTCAAATCTTTCTGAAATCTCAGCGGCTAACGGATAATCTTGCATCTTGAACAACAAGTCACCGAACATAGAGAGTTGCTCTGGACTATTTTGAACAAATTGCATTAAAATCTCCGATTGCTCCATACGCTTAGTAGCATAGGAAGCTCCTGGAACTGCTGTAACGTCATATTTACCTACTCGTAAGTTGTAAATAGATTGAATACCGTCTACATCTTTTCTGGATTCTTCTTGATTTGGATCTACTTCTACATTCTCTATTCCGCCATCATCGCCCATAATCCGTACAATACGTCTAGTATCATATAGTTTTGGGATAACATCTATCAACTGAAGACCTGCACAGCGTATGGACATAGCCACATTATCAGGAAAATGGAATGAACCAGTTTCTCCCTGAGTCCGTAAGCTATTAATTGCCTTGCCTGACTGCTGTGCTGATTGTTCGCCAGTATTGGCTTTGAACATACCTAGTGAAGTCTTAATATCATGCTCAATTAGCTGCAAGTGAGCAATCATGCCTGACTCCATAGGAGCCGCTTGTTGTCGCTGCGGAGAGCCTAATGCTGCTCCATTTGCATCTATAACGTCATACTGTAAAAAAGCATAGTTTTCTGTATTGGCTTTCTGCCATTTATCTCTATCTGTATCAAATTGACCAACCGCGCCAATAAAAGGTGCTTTTGGTGCTAATGCCAGCTTTTCTGTTAGTGCTGAGAACCAATAGTTATAAGCCCTTAATGAGTCTTTTGCGAGCCTTACTAATCCTTTAAAATGTTTTCTTCCATTAACATTAGAAGCCTTGCCTACTACTTTGATTATAGGAATGTTTTTACCTAACCATTCCCCACGCTCAATTATCTCTGCGCCCGTCATTTTTACCCATTTGACAGACTCTGTTTGAGTTGGTCTGCGATCAATAACTCCAGGCACTATATGAGCATCACTTTCTGCTAGTTTGATATAATCATCTTTCAGCATAGTAGAGCCATCTTCTAGCGCAAATAGCTCTGTATCTTTGTAATCTATGTAGTGATATAATGCAATTCTGGTGCTATTTTCATTTCTCCAAGCTAGTGCTTCATTAGAGCTAACTGCATCACTGAACTCAGTAGAACTTCCTACTTTAGCGTTAGGGTATTCACGTTTGAACTGATCGTTAGGAACATCCTCAATTACGAAAGAATACTTAGCATCCGATCCATCAGGCATATCATGCTCCCCTAGATACACCTTAGAATAATCGTATATAGGAACGAATTGTACTTCTTGATCGAAACTCATTTCATCAACAAAGTCTGTGCGTAACATGAAGTAACCTTCACCTACCTTGACTGCCGATTCGCCCGCTATTAGATAAGCAAGTCCTGCATTAGAGCCTTCTTCTATATGTCTAATAATGGCCTGAAACACCTGCGCTGTCTTAACATCAGCGTCATTGTCTATTGGTTTTACTTTGATTGCTGGTTTGTTTTGACGTAAATCATTTACGATTTGAGATATATATTGATTGATTTTATCTATGGTAAGAACTGGTCTTGAACCATTTGGTGCATTTTCTCTTGCATTTCTTATTTCAGGCTCCCACTGATCTTCATCAGCAAATCTAGCATCAGCCCTTTGTAACTCTCTTTCGCTCGAATTAGCATCTACTACCGTCTGAAAACGCTCTTTAGCCTGTTTTAATATCTCTTTATCAGTTCTTTCTGAAGATTCTAGCTCATCTCCGGTTTTTTTAGTGATACCGTCCTCAGAAGTCTCGTTTTCGATCTCTTTTCTTTCGTGTTTTTGGTCTTTATCCATTGGTATAGTAACCTAATTTGAGTAATTCATTCATCCGCCCATCCATGCAGTTCCTCTGTTTAATGAAGGAGTTGGAGGCGGAACATAAAGTGATTCCTCTTTAGGAAACACTAATTCCATCGAAGGCTCGCACATTCTAGCTAAAGAGTCAAGCATATCGTCATGAGAACCTACAGGAAATGCTAAATACTCCGTTTCCACGAAGATGGATACCAAGTCCTCTGTCTTTTTATCCCAGTTCGTCTTGTGTAAGGTTCTTGGGAAATATACTCGTCCTGCCTCGAATATTGGGAGCAGTCTTTTGATTCTATCTGTCTTTGAAACCTGTCCTCCGACTTCCTTAATTGAGAAGCGGTACGTCTCTTGCTCCATGCGGTCTTTGAAGTGTTCAATATCCGCCATGCAGCCGTATTTCTCATACCTAACTTCCTTTGGTTTCCACTTTCTATGAAGCGTAAATAGTGCATCCCCACGCTCCCTGAGATTTAGCCTGTCTCTAACCATATCTAAAACGTAATAATTGTTATCGCCACCCACTCCAATCACCCACATGGCTGTGTAATCAGAGCCTTTCTTTTTACTACTAGCTGCATCTACTACTATGTATTTATTGAGCTTTCCTGCTGCAACATTGGTATAGTATTGAATCCAATCTCGGTTAAAGCCTTGTAATGAGTCCTCTTTGGGATTGAGCAATATTTGGCTGGCATAGTTATATATACCCATGCTTCGTCTCTTTTCTTCATGGATTTCTTCAGACCAGAGTACGGATTTGCCCTCATTAGTACCACCTTCCTTGCCAGGATGTTCTCTAGGGATCGCTGTGCGTCTTTCTTTGACTGTTGCATAAGCATCTGAAAAATGCCAACGAGTACCAATAAATCTCCTAACACCACCTGGCGTAACACCAAGGTTATAGGACTGTTCTAGTCCACTCATGGTTTTAGCGATCATTTCGGGTGTCGTTACCGATTCTCGGACAACAATATCGTCATAAATAAGTATTTGGTAATGCTTTGATGTGGGCTGACCATCTACAAGCCCGTAGGCTTCTATTGTGGCCTCTTTAGGATTTCCAGAGCGTTTAACTATAATTCCGTCATCTTCCGACCATTTCGGACTCTGTTTTACGTTTTTTCCCCACAGCACATCAGGAAAAGCGTTATGGAGGACAACGTTCTCCTCAAATTCACGCATTATCTGTCGTAAGAAGGCTTTAGCTATAGGTCTGGTGTGTGAGAAGATGCCAATCGTTACATTTGGATCGTTTAATATGTCTGAGATAGTTTGACCGAACGTAATAATAGAACTCTTGTTGTGTTCCCGCGCCCATAGGTCAATTCGTCCATTAGGCTCTGCTTCTACCTCTCTTATTCTTGCATAAGCCCATTCGTGAGCCAAATCTTTACGTTTGCAGACTCTAATCAGTAAATAAGCCAGATCAGCCTTGCAAAGTAGATGGATTACCCTATCTAGGTTATTGGCTTGCCGACCCATTTTCTCCAAGTCGCTCCAAGTCCTAACCACTTCAGCTAACGGTTGGGTTCTTATGTTCTTTATTATATCTTCGATCAATGCAACCGCCATCCAGACTCTTTCCTTGTTATATCTTTCTCGTAGAACCAACTATAGAGCTTTCTTAATGCGTTTCTTCTCTTTCTCTCTGTGCCATAGAGGTCTTTGTCTACTAAGCCCAAATCTAGGGCTATTTGAGACATAGTAACCGCTTGAGATAGCGTTACAAACCTAAATTGATTAGATTTTGCGTCATAATCAGGATCTTCATCGCAATCAGACTCAAGATCATCTAAATCTCTATCCATAAGATCCCTAAAATAATACAAGAAGGTAGCCCTCCTCAGAACTTTGCGAAAAGAAGTCTCTCAGGCTTCTTCTCTACCTTCCTATAACTGAGTGGAGTAAGACAGGAATTGCACCTGCCTTTCTGATCGTTGCACACATAGTTCATGCGGTCGTAGTGGTCAGATGCTCTATCTACTCCATTAAACTGGTTTAAAATTCGGCACTACGCCTCCACCGACACTTCCTTCATCATCAATCATTCTTAGATTCTGCTGCTATTTGAGTCAATACCCAAAGTATTCCTGAGATAGCAATACCCACCATTCCAATTGCTGCAATAAGTACGCATATAGTAATCAACTCAGCAGGTATTCCTATCATTACTACTAATCCTTTTTTTTGTTATTGCAATCAGGCTGACCACAACACTCCTCGTCAGAAATATTACGCGCTCTGATTGAAATGAGGCTACACGCATAACAAGTCTTAGAAAAGATTTTATACCATAAATATTTTATTGTCTCAATCATAAGATTATCACCCCCTTTATTGATGGAACATAATTAACCCTAGCACACACTTATTACAGATAAACTGTTTTATTTATATATCTGATGATCTAGGTCTAGGGTCAGGCAGGGTATACTTCTTAGCTAGTTCTCTTAGCTCTTTTCCATCCTCCCAGGAGAGAAACATAACCTTAAACTCTTCAATTAATACATAACCTTTTTTATCTTCTACCAGACACCCAACTATGTGACCTAACCACTCAGCTTGCTTGCCAGTAACCTTAGAAATCATCTTGTCACAGTTATCTTTGTTATAACCACGGTCTATCAAGGTATCAGGGTAACGAGAGTTAGTATTATGGTCTGCTTCGGATTTGGGAGACATAACAACAACAAATATCATTAATGCCATTAGTCCTAGTATAAATCTGGACAATTCTTTCATTTTAATCCTTATATTGTGGCCGTCTTATCTTCCTTATTCCTCATATCTAATGTAGTTGTACCTCTGAACCACTTATTACAGCTTTTACAGCTATATCGCTTATATAGACCTGCATTAGTAGCGTAATTGCCTCTAGCTATAATATCCTTAGAGTTACAAGTCGGACAGTGCATCCCGTAGTCATTCTCTTCGTAAAGAGACATATTCGGATGATTCTTTATCCAGGGTAGTATCTTAAAGTATAAGTCTTCCGTAAGTCTAACGTCCTGTTTATTGTATTTAAGCATCTTAGCCCATGCTTTAGGGTCATCATTCATACAACCTGTCCAGATACTCATGTCCATGCCTTTAGTCTTTCCAGGCATACCAAGAGCTTGCGTAACATAGTCTAGCTTATTGCTAGGGAATCTGAACTGTGAACGAACGGTTCGTAATAAATCTATCTGTTTAAATGGGGCCGCTGGTGGTAACCCTGCTAGTAAGAACTGACCCTGTATCCAAGGTATATCAAACTTAGCTCCATTATAGTGAATTACCGCATCACAATCACTTAACTGTTCATGTAGAAAGGATAGATGGTCTGTATCATTCTTACACCTACTATGAACCTTCTTATCATTAACCCACTTACTAGCCCAACAAAGAATCTCACCAGACTTAACAATACTTTGAATAGGTATGTTCTGCTTAAATAAACCCCATGCAAAGACTGTATTAGGGCTGGTCTCTATATCCAGCGTAAGCAGCTTCAATGGACATCCGCATGATCTTTAGGCTTTCTTCTAACTACCCTCGTGATCGTAACTACCTCTGTCTCTAATACCTCTGTTAGCTTTTCTTCACCATTACTAATACAAAATACATCTGTAAGGTTATTACCATCCCTAACCTGCACCTCAACCTTGTCTTTAGTAAACGCCTGGATTATTAATGTACATTTATCATGTATGCTCATAATATTTTTTTGCGAC